CGGGCGTGAGGCTAGGCGACGTGGTGCTGGCCGCGATCAAGCCCACCCAGACAGCGAATCTGGCGCCGGTGGCAGCCAGGGTGACGGCAGACGGGCAGGTGACCGTCGCCTTCGCCAACACCTCGGCCGGCTCGATCGACGCGGCAGCCGAGATCTGGACGTTCGTGATCGCGACGCCAGACCCCGGTCAGTTGCCAGCGCAGGCGGTGTCCTGACCGTGGCAACCAGCTTCGTGCATCGGAACGACGGGTGCGTCAACGTGGTGGCGCGCTTTCTGCCAGACCGGCCGCTGCACCAGGGCATGCCGATCGTGCACAGCGAGTGGATGCTCCACGACGGCAACACGATGCTGCCGATGCTGCACGACGGGCAGAAGCCCAAGTGCCCGGACTGCGGCGAGTACCTCGGGTTCGGCAGGCGCTGGCTGATCGATCCTGGCCAAGCCGAGTCACCGGCTACGATCGTCTGGGACGTTTGATGCCGCTGCCCACGATCGACTGGAAGAACCCCGACTACGGCCCGGTGTGGAAGCACCGGCTCGCCGTGCTCAAGCATCTTCGGGATCACCCAGACGACATGGCGAAGGTCAAGGTCTACTACCGCACGGCACCGGCGGACTGGATCAACGACTGGATGTCCACGTTCGACCCGCGCAACGTCGAGGTGAAGCGTGAGCCGACGATGCCGTTCCTGCTGTGGCCGCGGCAACGCGAGTTCATCGACTGGCTCTATCAGCGCTGGCTGAACCGCGACGACGGTGTGGTCGAGAAGACCCGCGACTTCGGCCTGTCGTGGCTGTGCGTCGCCTTCGCGACCTGGATGTGGTCGTTCTATCCGGGCTCGGTGTCGGGCTTCGGCTCGCGCAAGGAGGATCTGGTCGATCACCTGGGCGACCCGAACGCGCTATTCTGGAAGCTGCGCACCGGCGTGTCGCTGCTGCCGCCGGACTTCCGGCCGGTCGGCTTCGACATGAGGGTCCACGCGCCGTACATGCGGCTGATTAACCCGGAGAACGGCGCCGTGATCCTGGGCGAGGCAGGCGCGAACATCGGTCGCGGTGGCCGCTGCTCGATCTACTTCAAGGACGAGTCGGCGTTCTACGAGCAACCGCAGCAGATCGACAACGCGCTCAGCCAGACGACCAACTGCTCGATCGACCTCTCGACGCCGAACGGAGTCGGCAACCCGTTCTGGCAGAAAGCCCACGCCGGCAAGATCCCCAAGTTCGTGTGCGACTGGCGCGACGACCCGCGCAAGGATCAGGCGTGGTACGACGCGCAGGTGGCGAAGAAGTCGGCCGTGACCGTCGCCCAGGAGATCAACCGCGACTACAACGCCTCGATCTCGAACTCGTGGATCCCGGCGGCGTTGTTCGACGACGCGGCCAAGCGTGGGCCAGCCGACGTGCAGGTTGGCGGCGCACCGCTGCGCGTGGGTCTGGACGTGGCACGCTTCGGCGACGACAAGACGGTGCTGACTTTCAGGCGCGGCCGGTTGCTGATCCGGCAGACAGCCTGGAAGAAGACCGACCTGATGTCCACCGCTGGGCGGGCCAAGCAGGAGATCGACACCTTCGTGAAGATGCGAGGTGTCTACCTCGAACAGATCGCGATCGACGTGATCGGCATCGGCGCTGGCGTGGCCGACGCCATGCGTAGCTGGTACGACGAGGGCATCGTGGTCGATGTCAACAGTTCGCTCGCGATGGGCGACGAACTCAACTACAACCTGCGCGCCTTCATGTGGCGGCAGATGAAGGACTGGCTGGAAAGCTCGCAGCCGGCGCTGCTCAAGTGCGCCGACGAACTCCGGGTGGACCTGACGGGCCTGCTCTACACGTACCGCGGTGGCCTGCTGCTGATCGAGGCAAAGGACGACGCGAAGAAGCGCGGGCTGAAAAGCCCCGACTACGGCGACTCGCTGGCGCTGACGTTCGCCAAACCTGGGCCGGCCAAGCGGCCACCCAAGAAACCGACGAACGTCGTTGACTACGGTCTGATCGACCAGGGGATGGGACTATGAGACCAGTCACCGCGCGAGACTTTCCGGCGCCGGCCAAGGCGCAGAACGAGACCGACCAGAACCCCGATGCCATGCCCGGCAGCGAGGACGAGCTTCGCCAGAAGCAGCACGACTACATCCAGAACATGATCGCGCTGCGCCTGAAAGACGCGATGGTGGCGCGCGAGTCGAGCGGTATCGAGGAGATCTGGCTCGAAGACGACGACCAGTACAACGGCTTCGATGAGGTGAACCGTCCGCAGCGCGGGCTCAACGTGCGCAAGGACAACCCGCCGACGAACGACCAGCGGGCCAGCCAGCGCTCGACGGTGTTCCTCAACATCACCAAGCCCAAGACCGACTCGACGGTGAGCCGCGTGCAGGAAATGCTGCTGCCGCACGACGACTCACCCTTCGACATCAAGCCCACGCCGATCCCGGACCTGGGCGATGCGGTGGCGATGAACGACCAGCGTCAGATCACGCTGGCCGATGGCACGCAGGCCTCGGCTGCCAACGTGGCGACGGCTGCGATCGCAAAGGCGCAGATCTCCGCCGAGAAGGCCAAGACGCAGTTCGAGGACTGGTTCGTCGAAGGCAAGATCTACCCCGAGCTTCGCAAGTGCATCAAGGACGCGGCGCGCATCGGCACCGGGGTGATGAAGGGGCCGTTCCCCTACGCCAAGCACGAGAAGAAGTGGACGGTGCAGGGCGCCGTCGCGGCGCTGACGCAGAAGACCAAGATCAAACCGGGCGGCAAGTGCATCAAGGCCGAGGATCTGTACCCGGACCCCTCGTGCGGAGACGATATCCACCAGGGCGCCTTCATCTTCGAGCGCGATTACATGACGGCACGCCGCATCCGCGCGCTGGCCGAGATCCCTGGGTACGACCGGCAGGCGGTGGCCGAGGTGCTGAAAGCCGGGCCGCAGAACCGGCGCGTTCGAGGCGCCCGCTTCATCGTCGATCGCGACGGCGAGACCCGCCAGTTCGACAGCGAGACCTACGAGGTCTTCTACTACTACGGCGACATCCCACCGCAGGATCTGATCAACGGCGGCTTCGTCATCAACGGGCTGACCGACTACCAGGACAACCCGAACCTGGGCGACGCCGAGAACGCGAAGGCGCGCGAGGATCAGATCGACCAAGCGCTTCAGTTGAACACGGTCTCGATCGTCGCGACCATGATCAACGAGCGCATCGTGCGCGTGTCGATGAACCCGCTGGAGACGGGGGAGTTTCCGTTCGACGTGCTGCCGTGGGAGCCGGTGGAGGGCCAGCCGTGGGGCCGCGGCCTACCACGCAAGATCGCGGTGGCGCAGCGCATGCTCAACGCAGCCGTGCGCGCGCTGATGGAGAACGCCGGCATGAGCGCCGGCCCGCAGGTGGTGGTCGCCAAGGGCATCATCGAGCCGTGGAACGATCGCTACGAAGTGGTCGGCCGCAAGGGCTGGTACTTCTCGCCCACCGACACGGTGAAGGACGTGAAGGAGGCTTTCTCGGTCGTGCAGATCGAGACCGCGCAGGCCGAGTTGCAGGCCATCATCGAGTTCGCCCTCAAGATGGCCGACGAACTGGCGAACATTCCGATGCTGCTGCAAGGCATCCTCGGCAACGCGCCCGACACCTTCGGTGGCATGAAGATGCTGGAGACCAACGCCAGCAGTCCGCTCAAGGGCATCGCCAAGTTGTTCGACGACCGGGTGATGATCCCGTGGTTGAACCGCTGGTACTCCTGGTTGATGGCAGACCCCGAGGTGTCGCCCGATGCCAAGGGCGACCACGAGATCGAGGCGAAGGGCTCGACCGCGCTCGTGCAGCGCGAGGACTCGGGCCTGTTCCTGATGCAGTCGTACCCGCTGCTGGGCAAGGACGAGTTCGAGATCGACCCGAAGAAGTGGTACGCGGAGTTGTGCCGCGCGCACAAGTTCGACCCGAGTTCCATCCAGTTCACGCCCGACGAGGCCAAGGCCATCGCCGACCAGAAGGCGCAGCAACCGCCACCGAAGGAACCCGCGGTGCAGGCGGCCGAGATCCGCGCCGAGGCCACGCACGAGCAGACGCAGGCCAAGGCGCAGGCTGATGCGGCCAAGCTCCAGCACGACGCCGAGCAGGCGGCTCTCGACCGGCAGAGCGAACTCGCCATCAAGCAGATCGAGCGCGAGATCGAGATCATGCAGTTCGCCGGCCAGAAGCAGATCTCTCTGGAGCAAGTGCGCGCGATGCTCACCGCGAAGGCCATGGACATCAAGAACAAACGCGAACTGTTCAGCGCCGAGGCCACCCTGGCGGTGACCAAGAAGCCTGACCAGAAGGGCATCTGACATGGACCGCAAAAGCCTGCAACACATGACCAGCGTAGACCTGAAGTCTCAGG